CGGATGACGTTGCACTAGCCATCATTGATACCTATCAGCGCGTCGGAACCATCGAATCCTGCATCGGCCATCCCGATACGGCAACCCTGTTCAGTACCCTGTTGGGCATCGAACTGCCAGTCAACCGCATCAGCGTGAAGCTGGTGGATGACACACGACTGCTGGTGGGTCAGTACACAGGCCCGCGCCTGTCGGAAGGATGCACCACCCTGCCCGATGGCGCCAGCATCGAGTGGTGGATCGTGTAAGTTGCTTCATCAGATGGCTTGTTGGGATGGACTATTTCATCCAACGAGCCATCGAGTGAATCAACCAGTGGAGTAAACCCATGAATGACTATCTTGGCAAGAGACAGTTAGATATGTACGCGCACGGCCACCTATTGAGGTGGTTAAGCGACAAGTTCGCCGATGAAAACGAATGGCTGGATGCCTACGACGCCATCATGACCATGATTGAGGACAGCGATGAATCCATCGAGACCATGATCCATCGTGGATGGCCTTGGTTGTTAAAAATGGCGATGGAGGTGTCCCATGGTTAGCATGGCAGAAAATTGGTTTCATGATGGCGAATCGAGCGAGTTCTTCATCAGCGTCATCTTGTCCCCCGACACCATCCTGATGTTGTTCCTGGATGGCAGCAGCGTGCTGGAAAGTTCGCGGTCAATCACCTTATTCGAGTCTTGTTGGAACTAGGGTATGACTTAGTGCCATTCATCGAGTGGCACTACTGGGATGCCCTATCCCTATAACGAAGGAAACACGATGAACAAACCCATCATTCTGACTGACGGCCACTATCGGGTGGCCATCCCGGCACACGCCAATCTCATAAATGTCACACGTTGGTTGCGTGTGTGTGGTTTTCAGTTGAAGTGGCGCAACGGATGGCTGCTGCAGGAGGTGCGCCATGCTGCTCGGTAACCCATTCCAAATTTCCGAAGAGGATGTAGAACGGTCATCCACTCTCGACAAGGATGATGTAGGAAAGTGGGGATACGTCATGAACGGCTGCATCAATGTGGTCGGGAGTCGTGATGAGGCGATGCAGATGGTCGTGCTAATCCGTGAGCGGATGCGGGGTGCAAAATGAATCTGAACGACTACCTGCATCATCCTGGGGTGTCGTCCAGCGACATCAGGAAGTTCATCAAGTCCCCGATGCACTACGAGTTCAGGGGCTATCATCGAACGAGTCCAGCGATGACCATCGGCTCGGCCACTCATGCGATGGTCGAGGGCATCTTCAATGATGCCTATGCTGTTCAACCAGAAGGTATTGATCGTAGAAGCAAGGATGGAAAACTGGCGTACAGCCAGTTCCAAATGGATGTCGGCAATAAAGACATCCTGACCAAAGCCCAATACGAGCAAGTCTCTGGGATGGCCAATAGTGTATTTGCATTGCTTGACAAGCGGTTCGGAAGTGCGGATCGGGAAAACGAGCCATCCATCTTCTGGACTGAAGAAGGGATGCAGTGTAAGGCACGTCCCGACATCATCATTGACGGGATTGAGACTTGCGTGATCGAGTTGAAAACGACGCAGGATGCCAGCAGGGATGCGTGGTACTGGAAGGTCAAGTCATTCGACTATGGAATACAGGCCATCCATCATCTGGCCGGCATCAAGCATCAGCGTGGATTGATGCTTCACTACGGGTGGTTGGTGGTGGAAAACGAGCCACCCTACGCCAGCGTGATCCACTGGCTCAAACCCGGTAGCCGGTTTGAACAAGATGAGTGGCGGCGCATCACGGCACTGAGAGCGATGAAGCTCTGCATCGACACACAACATTTTCCATCCTACGAAGAGGATGAGATGACATGGTGAACATCAGGTTGTGGAATGAAATCCAAATGGATGCCTATGATGATGATGATGATTTGAACCCAGCAGACGCACTGATGGATGCTATGGATCGGCACGCCGCTCCTCAACAGGTCGAGTCCATCATGGCCGGAATTATGGATGATGTCTGGAATCGTGACAACGGAGATGGATGGTTCGACATCGTAGGAGTGGTGGGAGGAGTGCCATTCCTGGTCATCAGATACCAGTGGTGGGAGAGCGGATGGCACTACCGGCTCATCAATCCAAGGATGGAACATCACTATAAAATGATGGATTAGAGCATGACTGATGGCCATTCGATGAGTGGCCATCCTGGGATGCTTTAATCCCTATAAGAGGAAACACGATGAAAACGATTAAGCAGGTTTGTGAAGAATCCATCGTTCCAGCAAAACTAGTGCGGGCTGTCATCAAGCAGTTGGGCGGGGGCAAGGAAGCCATCGAGACATTGGGCGATGTCTACCGGCACGGCGCGGATGGTGGATTCTGTGGATTTACTTATTACACGGATACGGTCAAGTTCTATCGTCGGAATCGTTCGGACATTGTAGCGATGGCAGAAGAGATGTCTGGCGATCTTGGAATGGACGTGATTGATATGATCCGCCACTTCGGATGCTTTAGAGGAAGAGATGGTTTCCAATATACAACTTCATTCGAGACTTCTTGCATTGCCAGAGCCTTGTACGGGAACGTGGATGACCCAGAAGTTCCTAATGCGTTGGCGTGGTTCGCACTCGAAGAAGTAGCCCGCGCATTCTACGATTAGAGCATGACTGATGGCTGGTGAGAGCAGCCATCCTGGGATGCTTTAATCCCTATAACCGAGGAAGCATGATGAACTTTTCAGAACTTCGCAAAATTGATGTCAACGACCACATCGAGAAAAAGAATAACCTTTCCTATTTATCGTGGGCCTATGCGGTGGATGAATTGCTACAACGCGACCCATCGGCCACTTGGGAATATCGGTTCTTCGACTATGTGGATGGGCGTGTGCCGTATTGCCGCATCGGTGAAACCTGCATGGTCTTTTGCAGCGTCAAAGCATTTGACAAAGTGATGACATCACAGTTGCCTGTGATGAATCACCGTAATCAAGCCATCCAGAACCCAGATGCTTTCGCAGTTAATACCGCCATGCAGCGGTGCTTAGCCAAAGCCATCAGTCTCCACGGCATCGGACTGTACATCTATGCGGGTGAAGACTTGCCAGAACAGGATGTCCAAGCACGTCCATCACCTGCACCTGTCGTTTCTCCACCAGCAGATGTCGCCGCCATCAGAGATTCTGCCATTCCGAAGGTGGCTGCCTGCAACAACAAGGATGAATTGAAAGTGTTGTGGGATGAACTGGGCATCGACAAATCCAACCCGCCGCTCTATGCGGCGATGTTGGAAGTGTTCAACAAGCGCATCGCACAACTTAAGAAGGATGCACAGCAGTAGGATTTCACTGATGGCCATTCGAGGAGTGGCCATCCTGGGAAACCCTCCCGCATAACGATAGAGGAAACATCATGAATCAAGAGAAGTGGGATTCACTGCAAAAGCAACGAAACATCACAGAAGATAACCTGATCGCATTGTGTGTGATGATGCGTGATGATCGTAAGGTTGGGATGAACACTCTCTACATCGAAGAGCGCATCGCAAAGGTTGTGGATGGATGGGAGAAGATCAAGGACGAACAGATGCTAATGGCCCGCGAGTACTTAGGAGTGAAGGTATGAATCGCACTCCTGAACAGAACGACATCATCAGCACTGTATCAGGTGGAGAAGACTTGGCGGTGCAAGCCTATGCGGGTACTGGCAAGACCAGCACCATCGAATCGGCGGCGAGTGATGGCCGTAGCAGTTTATACCTGACATTCACGCGGGATGCGATGAATGACGCTAAGGCCAGGATGCCAGCGACGTGTGAAGCGCGTACCTTCAATTCTCTGGCCTACAGGATGGAGAATGTGGGCAGGGTCTACGGGGAAGTGGCTACATCCATTCGATTGCCAGCCATCAAACTTGCGTCCATGCTGAAGTTGGATGTCCCGGAACAGGAAATACCTGGAGTGGTGACAGCGGTCAAGATGACACTCAAGCGGTTTATGCAGTCTGATGCTCGCCAGATCAAGCCGTACCACGTCCCCTATATCGCCACCAGCAAGATGGGAAACTCGCAGAAGGAACAGCGCGTCGAGTTGCTAATGGGTGGGGCTACCAGACTCTGGGGAATGGTGATTGATCCGAAGTTT